TGGCTGAATACGCCAGTCAATTCCCCGGAACGTATCTGTTCTCCGGATTTAATCTGCTCAGAAACACCTTATCTCTCAAGCCTCCCATCGATCGACATGAAATTCATGTACGATGGATCTATGGACTTCCAGGAGTGGGCAAATCAAGATTGGCCCATTCCGAACTCCCAGATGCCTACATCAAAGAGCCCAGAACCAAGTGGTGGAATGGATACATGTGTGAACCAAATGTAATCATAGATGATTTCGGTCCCAATGGTATCGATATTAATCATCTATTACGTTGGTTCGATCGCTACAAGTGCCTTGTAGAAAATAAAGGTGGCATGATTGCATTATATGCCACTAAGTTTATTGTAACTAGTAATTTTCATCCTCGTGATATCTTTAAATTTGGGGATGAAATAAATCCTCAATTACCTGCACTAGAACGCAGGATTGTAATTGAAGAAATGTTATAAATAAAGAAATACTGTTTATCAAAGAGATATTACATTTATAATGAAAGAGGGAGCGAAGCGACCGGTGCAGCCCGGGTGGGGTCGCCGAAGGCGGGGGTCACCGCCCAGAAGAGACGAAGTCTCTGTCCCTTGAGGGAGCGAAGCGACCATAACTCTATAAATACTAAGCCATCTCATTGGTAATACTTCACAATTCGATGGCTAGATTCAATCAAACGCGTAAGCGCTCGCGCTCCGTCGGTCCCAGACGGGGCGCATTCAAGAAACGCCGGGTCGTGCGTCGTGCACGTACGGGGCGTTCTACTACATTCACATCTACACAAGGAACGTCACGTTCACTTGGATTTTCGAGAAAGAGAACATCACGTTCTCAGTTTAGAAGGATATTATGGAACGGATCTGTTGCACAGAAGCATTTCCGTTCGAATTTTGCATTTCCGGAAGGAATCACTACTCCAGCTACCAGTAACACGTGTACTACGTATCTACGTGATGCACGATTCTTTGCTGGTAATTTATTCTGGACTGCAGCCGGAGGCGGAATTAATCCAGATGGTGGAGCTATGCCCACTTTTGATTCTACCGGTGACTTTGTTATCCGTGGTGGAATTATGGGTATAACTGTATCTAACGCACCTGATACTACGGGAACCAATGATCCATTCCAAGTTCAAATTTATTTGATCAAGACTACTGTCAATTTTAGCACCGCGTCTTTACCTGCTACTGTACAGTTAGGATGGGATCCAACTCTTATCCCTGACTTCCAGACTAATATCGGACGTATAATAATGAGGAAGAAGCTCATCTTGAACGATTCAGCTTCTGTGACGGTTGAACGGAAGATGCCTATCCAGAAGATAGATCAGTCTCAATATCAAAGTACTTTCAACGCGTATGCGTGGTTGGTTATTATTGGCAATACGACTAGTCCTGTTGCTAACGATTGTATCGTAACACGCTACTATAATTTAAGTTTCGTAGGAGATGTCGTGTAAGACACTTTTAAGTGCGTAAGCGCTTACGTTGTAATAGCTTGTACTACACGGCGGCCAGGCGAGGGGGTATAGTATTACCCCCCTCGCCTGTCCGTCCGTCCCAAACACTCAATAAAAGGAGACAACACACTCCACAATTTCATTCATTCATGTCTTCTCGCCTTAGACACTTTTGCTTTACACTAAACAATTATGATGAAGAGGAAGCTTCACGAATCCAATCTTGGTTCGATGAAGAAGCCAAATACTGGATCATCGGCCGTGAGGTCGGGGATTCAGGAACTCCACACCTCCAGGGGTACGCCTCGCTTCGAGGACGCCGTACTTTCGACTATGTTCGGAATAAGCTCGGCACTAGGTGCCATGTCGAGAGCGCAAGAGGTACTGCTCGACAAAATCGAGAGTATTGCTCTAAAGGTGGGAACTTTAGAGAAGGAGGTACTCTCAATGAAGGAGCTGTTGGTAAAGCCAACAAGCGAGACGAGGCAGCCATCGCCTTCATGGCTGCCATCGAACGAGGAAATCCGGGAGTGGCTGAATACGCCAGTCAATTCCCCGGAACGTATCTGTTCTCCG